AGGTTTGATATGTTGCCATGATAATTCCTTAAATAAAGTTTTCAAAAGCAGAAACCGCATCACGGATTTTGCCTGTTTTTTGTAATTGAGCCATAGCCTTCTTATGCTGGTCAGTATTTGTTGCTGTGTTACTGTTACCAGACTTAATAGTCTTAGGCGGTTCACTAACCCTCTTGTTTAGTTGAGGCTTAGATTGTTGTAATTTGTCGTACTGCATTGCCTTATACAATGCCATAACGTGCCGAGCATCTCTTACTGCTGATAGCTCTTGGTCTGAGAATCCTAAGTTCTTTGCGAACGAGCGCAAGTCTGACCTTAGTGCCTCTCCCTTAACTGGATCGCTATATTCTGGTAGCGTTTCAGATAGTACAGCAGCCTGTTGAGATAGGTATTGTTGCATTCCTTGCTGTTGCTCTGCTTGTTGCATCTCTGCAATGCGTTGACGTTCAGCTTGTATTGCGTATAACTTCTCTTTATTCTGCGACATCTCTGCCACTCGTACAGCGTAACCAATAGGGTCGGACTCTTTTAAGTAGTCCAAGTCTTCCTGTGGTTGTTGTGAGCTAAGTAACTGCTCCATTGCTTGCAACCGTTCTGCATAAGCATCACGCATATATTTGGCTTCTTCAATAGCTTGTTGTTCAGCCTCTACTGCTTTTCTTTGCTCTGCTACTTGTTGCGTCTTTTTGGTATAGTCAGCACCTTGTTGAGCTAGTGATTTTAGTTCAGTTAAGGTTAGTTCTTTATCCTCGCCACCGACTTTAACATTGAATCGTTGTTCGTCTTGGTCTGATACAGACTCCTCTGAGCCATCATCCTCTTGCTCTACTTGCTGCTCGTTACCACCTTCTTCATTCTCTTGTTCTGGTCGCTCTTCAGCTTGCCCTTCTTCGGGTGCTTCCGATGCATCCATTAAACCTAAGAATGCGTTTTGTGCTTCATTGATAGTTCCATTGCTTTGTGTGTCACTCCCGTTAGGGTTGGTGTCGGTAGTCATTTAAATCTCCAAATGCTAGTGCGCCTAGCCACGTTTTATAGATACTATAAAATCTTCCAGCGTTTGGCATTAATCTTGCGGTCATCTGCCATGCCAACTATATGTGCCATTACTTCACGGATGGCTGTTAGCTTTGTGTAAGCATCTTGTCGCTCATCGTAATCATAAAGCGGTGAATTAGCCCACCGTAGCATTTGTAAATCTTCCATCTCTTTAAATACATCCAAGAAGTTTTGGTCTTGGAGCATATTATTTGCCCACTCTGATTTGGTCACATGAACCTTCCAGCACCACTAGATGCTGATTGTGCTGCGCCTTGTCCAAGTAAACCGGCACTTGCTTGTGAGTCACCTTGCATACCTGTTGCTGCTTGATATAACTCTGGGAATAATGCAGCGATATCAATGTAATTGTGTTTCATAGTTGGCTTGCTTGCTGGGCTAACATAATTAGGTAAATAGGTACGATCACTATTAGATTTTTTGCTAGGTGCTTGACCAAATATACCCATGCCACCCATATTACCCATACCCATTGGATTTTGTCTAACTTCTTCTACAGGTGCTGGTTGATTAATGTAGTATTGTCCAGTTTCAGAGTCATAAAATACATTGCCTTCATTATTTTGTACTCCACCTTGACTTCCTTGTGCTGACATTCCCATAATTTAGTCCTCTACACCATATATAGTAGTTGAATCAAAGTTATCTACCATATCTTGTGGTTCAGCCTTTATACCACTTTTTACCATTTCATTCAAGCTAGTAATGGCTGACATAATGGCATTAAGCTGCTCTGTCTGTAGTTTACCGTCTGTTGCCTGTGTCTTTAGCTCAAGCTCCATCTGTTTCAATTGCAACTCGGCTTCCTTAATACGGTAGTCACCTTCCATTTGCATTTGTTTTTGTTGCATCTCTAGTTCTTTACGAGCGTTATCTACTTGCATTTGCTCACGATCTAGTTGTAGCTTGGCTTGGTTAGTCTGTGCAGTAAGTTGAGCTTTTTGTTCTTCTACCTTGGCATATAGTTGCGCTGCCTCAGATGTAGGGTCAGCAGGTGGCTGCGATGCTTGTTGCAAGATTTGTTGTTCAACCTCTGGTGTAATGTCATTAATGAATGATGTGGTGTCTTTGAATCCAGCCATTTCAATCATACGACCAAGAGTGCTACGGTATTGCGTTACAGTCACCAATGGGTTGTTAGCACCGTACTTGCCGATGATTTCTTCCTGTTTAGCCATAATCATTTGCAACATAGCAATCTGCTCTTGGCGGTTACCGTTGCCCAAGCCTACGTTGATTGATACATCGTAAAGGTCAGACCATTCACGTGGGTCATAAGATACCCATTTGCCACGCATACGAATTGTCTTAGCTTGGTTTTGGTATTTGCATAGTAGATGCAAGATGCCACGGAATAATGATTTAACACCTGTTTCAGCAAAGATACGAGCCATTAGCTCTAGCTTACCTGCTGACTGCTGCATCATGGCTGCCACGGCTGTTGCTGTAGTGTTCTGAAGCACGTTAGCATCAAGACCTTGCTGTAGATCACTAACACCAGTACGTTTAGCCTGTACACCATCCAAGTACTCCATCATTGGGAATGACTGACCTGCTGTGTTTGCTACTGTTAGTTGATTTACTGCTTGAGGATTCTTAACACGGATAACACCACCGGCAGTAGATGTTAGTAAGTCATCTAGGTTTACTTGACCCTCTACGGCTGTAACACGAGCATTGTTTGTTAGGTACAAGTTGTCTAGCATCTGACGTAGAATCGTAGACTTGGTTAGTTGCAAGTCCATTGTCCTATCGGCTAGTGATTGACCAAAGAACTTGTGTGGAATAGGAATTGGGCATACAGAGTGGAATGGCACGTAGTCGCATTCTTCGTTAGACAGTATTGTTTCACCGCCTAGGATAACCCTGCGTAGCTCTAGTAAGCCGTTGTCGTTAGTATCTACCTTGATGTAGCACTCAAATATCTCTACCTCTTCCATTGATAGGTCGCTGGACTGTGTGTAGTCTGGCAACTCATCACGACCAAAACGAGCTAGGCGCTCTGGTGCATACTCTAAACGGTCGTTAGCTGGGATAGTATCAACGATAGACTTCTCGTAACCCATAGCAATCAAGTCACCACGAGCAATCATTCTACGGTGAGCGGTGAATGGTGAGTCCTCAATGGTCTTGGCACGTTTGCTAATTAAGAACTCTTCAGGTGGTACGTTCTCAATGGCAATACGGCTTTCATCGTTTATTCTTTCAATCGTAATGTTATGCGTATTGTAAGATATACCATCAGAACCAATTACTATGTCAGTAGTCTGCTTGGTGATCTCCCACTCGCCTGTCTGCATAATCATGGCTAACTCGTCATCGGTTAAGCCTTTGTACTTCTCTTTGATGGTGTCTTTCTTCTCTTCCCAGTAGGCTTTAACTACACCGACCTTTTGTAGCAATGCATCCTTGAACCAGTTGTGCAAGATCAAGAAACCATCGTTGTCTTTATAGAATACCCAGTTAGCCATGTCACTAGCTTGGTCAGCCAATGGTTCTTCACCATCTTTAGTTGGCTCAAAGCGTACAGCATCCTCGCATGACGTGAATACACGGATTAGTTGTGGCAATGCACCGTCTACGGCTTCAGCTACCTCACCGGTAACTACTTGGCTGCGACCTTCTACCTCAGTACCGTACTTATCACGGAAGTAATAGCTCATCGCATCAGCACGAGCTTGAACCGTATCTGACTCTAAGTAGCCAATAGCGTTATTGATCTCGTCAGCAACAAGTGCCTTTAATTCTTCTTGATTCATCATACGACCCATGCCTTATTTTGTTGTAATGGTTTAGACCATGTTGTATCTACTTCTACTAATCCTATTGCCATGTAACGAAAGCTATCTGCAAAGTGTGATGACCAGTCGTGAACCGGTTTATCGTAAAACACATTCTGCTTCTCGTTAAACTCACGTCTATAGTTACGCAATGCTACTAGACCGTTCTTTGTATGTTCCATATCAAACCAGCATCTAGGCAGCATACGTCTAACTGCTTGAATGCCATCTGCTATAGATAGGCTTGGTGCTACTGTTACGTCTAGTCCAGCTTCCATTAAGACTTCTAACCGGCTACGACCTGTTGTCATCTCTCTGACTCTTACATCGTGCGGTAATATCTGCTGACCTTTATCGTAACCGTTGTCACGTAACCAGCTAACATAATAATCTAATCCGACACCGTGGTTTTCTGTGCAATCTATTAGCTGTATCTCTTTACCAACTATCTGCGCTACCCAAATACACGTACTGTCGCTGACACCCAAATCCCAGCTACAAACAATCTTTGCCAGTTCATCTTTAGGTATCTTAGTAACACGCTTCTCGTTATCGGCTGCATGTAATAGTGACCCATAGTAAGCACCTTCTACCGGTGCGTCAAAGCTACACTCAAACTCTTGCTTGTACTTGTCCTCGCCCATCTCGTTCTTAGCACTAGCCAACTCTTGTGGGTCTAGTATTCCAGTATCACTAGCCTTAAACTCTAAGAACTTCCAGCCTTCTGTGACCATTGCACGTTCTTTAAACTCTCTAAAGTGGTTGTTGCCTTTAGGAGTACCAATAAACAAACAGAATCCTTTTCTGTCTGCTAGTGCCGGTCTTACAATCTCATTCCATATCTTTGGGTCTTGGTCACCGACCTCGTCTAGGACTACACCATCAAAGTATTGTCCTCGTAAGCTGTCACCATTCTCTGAGCCGTATAAGCTAATACGTCTTCCTAAGAAGTCTACACGCAATTCAGCAATGTTGACTGTAGCACCCAATGGTCTTGTATATTCTATAAGGTAATCAAATGCTACTCGTTTAGCTTGTGCATACGTTGGTGCAATATAAGCGTAACGAGGGTTCTTCTGTTCGTTGTTTAATGCTGCATTAATAAGATGTAGGATAGCTGAAACAGTCTTACCCATACGTCTATGTGCAACTACTACAGTAAAGCGATTATTATTTACTGCCCTATGAATATCTAGTTGAGGTTGTCTTGGTCTGTAACCTAAATCTGGTGCTGCTTCCTCAACTTCTTCATACTCTAATACTTCATCAGTCATTAGGTACGCCTGTAATGACTTTCATCACCATAGGAGAGTCTGCATCGCCACTCATCTCTATTGCCTTCAAATCAGGTAAGACTTTGTCTAATAAAGTTTTTCCGATATTAACTTGTATTGCTGTTAGCTCAATATCACCATCATAGGCTTTCATTAATCTATTGATGATTGCTGAGGCTTGAATCTTACTTCTTACATCGTCTTGATGTCTACGACCCATAGGTCTACCAGCTAGTTTTTTGTCTTCCATTATCTTGTGACTCCTTGTAGGTTGGTCACCCTGTTGTTAAAATTATTTAATTATTTCGTCTTTTTTTAATGATTGCATTATTAAATCTGTCATTGGATATTCATTTGCCATAATTGATGGTTTATTATTTATTCTAGCTTGCATTACCCTATGGTATCCATCTAATAAATGTATTCTTCCGTCTGGTAATTGTACAACTGATACAGGTTCAGTATTAAATGCTTTTTTTGCTAATTTTGGATTCCAATTATAAAATGAATTTGCTATTGCTTTCCCATGTGGATTTAAATCTAATTCATTTAGTAGCATTTCTTTTGATGTAAAGTTATCTGCATTTTTAATAATGCCACCCATACTAGGTATAAACGGTAATAAGCCCAAAGCGTTTAATGCAGCCGTTCCATAATTGCCTTTAGATACATCCTGTGCAGCAAGTAATCCAGATGCTACATCTCCTGCTGGGTTAGGTACATTTGCAACTACGTCAAGCAAGCTAGGGTCTTGCGGTTCTTGTAACCGAAACTTTTGTTTATCTGTTAAAAGTTTATCCCACCAGTTTGCCATATTCTACCAATTATGTATTGCGTTGATAATTAGAGTAAGGTTAGCGATTACAGCTAACAGTATTATTGCCCAATGGTCGTTCATTTTTTAACACGGTTCGCTTCACTTAAGGCGATTGCAATTGCTTGCTTACGTGATTTGACAACTTTGCCACCCTTGCCGGAATGAAGCTCTTTGTCTTTCCACTCGCCCATAACCTTGCCAATCTTTTCTGCTGCTTTATCTAATCGCATAATTAATCCTCGGTTTCAAAGTCTTTACGTTCCCATACAGAGCATAGACGGGAGTTATGGCAAATTAAACTGAGCTTATGACACCATCCTCTCTGAACTTGACCATCATACAGGTCGTACTTGTTAAGTGGGATGGCTTCCATAGCCTCAAACATTTCGGGAGTATTGTCGTAGTATTCGCAGTTACCGCATCGTTGACGCTTGACTTCTGCTGGTGTGATTCGGAACATCTTAGCCATCTTTGCCCAGTACTCGGTATTAGGCAAACTTGGGTTCATTGCTCCTAGAGAATAGTTATCAATGGCATTCTTGGTGTTGTCAGCAATCTCTTTGGCTGTGCCAATAGTAGTTTTTGTGTCTAACAAACCTCTTGCCATAGTTATTCCCTTAAAAAGTAGGAGGTTCTCGCAACTAGACTACCTCGGAGTCTACCCTATCACGTCTGAGGGGCAATGGTTACTTTCTAGCGATGTACAGTCGCTGGAATAAAAGAGTAATGCAGACTCGCACTACTATAAATCGTTACGTGACTTTACCATACTAATCAATCGTGGTCAATATATCACTTTTAATGGTTTTAACTATGGTAACGTGTCTAAAAAAGAGCATAATTCGTACATATACACAATGACGTGTACATAAAACAAAGGAATCTAATCATGTGGACATCACCAGCAGCTACAGAACATCGCATTGGCTTTGAAGTAACCGCTTATATAATGACACGATAGTATATACGTTTTGTATATACCCAGTTATGGAGTTACATTCTTCATAATGTCTTCATGGCTGGGTTCTTGAGAGTACTCAAACTCTATTAGCATCTCAATAAAATGCATTGCCTTCTTTAAATCCTCCAGACCGTTTTTATTCCTATGCCGACAAAGGTACTTGATTGCAGTAGCTTCTAGGTACGGAATGTTATTGTAATAGCAAAACTCTGCTGGCTGTATTGCAAAGCCCTTGTAGTGATTGCCACCGTGTTGGATGTCTAGTACGCTCATTACCAGTCACTCGCTGACATTGTTGATCCGCTTACGTGGTTCTTAGGTGATTTCATGTTAGCCCTATCTATTGCACGTTGATTCATATATAAGCTACTTAATTTCCTGTCATCAAAATTAATTACCCTAGCACCTTCAATTGTTGGTGTATTTTCGCTAACTTTAGTTTTGTATTTCTTAGGTGACACATACTCTAATGCATCCTCGTAGCTCATTAGCTTAGTAGTGACAAAGCTGTAGTACTTACGTGTGCCGGTGTCGGTAACAACAATGCTCTTCATAAAGCCTCTAGCCATTAAGCTCTTAATTGTGTTAGACGCAGTATTCTTATCGGCATCTAATTGCTCCTCTCTT